AGCAAATGAAATATGATGTAACAACAAGTCATATGTTTACACAACATTGGATTGTTGAAGCCAAAGATAAAGATCAAGCGGCGGAAAAAGTTATCAATGGTAAAATAAAATTTGATAAAACTTCCAGGAAGTATGTCTCTGATAAACTAACAATGGGGTTAGTTACAATACCAGATGTAGCCATTCGTTCTGTTGAACCTGTTGTGGGTCAAGAGCAAGGCTTTGAAACATTTGATGTAGATATACATGGAAGTTATGGAGGTACAGACCCAGAATGAAAAATGTATTAGCAACCTTTACCATACAAGACAACGGCTACGAATACTTTGACTATGCCATTTTTCCTAGAGGAATGTCTAATGATGCCATGTTAAAAGAAATGTTTGAACCTGTAGCTGAGGCTAGAAGTGAAGGACACAGTGACGATAGAACATTTAAGATATATAAGTTACAAGAGGTAACCAAAGAAACAGAAGATGTGTTAAGAGATTTACACATAGCATTTTAAGGGGGCACATGAAAGAACCAAGAGAAATACATTTAATGGATAAGCAAATAATTATAAACATCATGGATAAGATAGAAGAACAATACAATATAGACAATCTAAAAGAAGATTCGTTGGATGCTTTTCTACATCTATGGGATGAATTAAAGGAGGCTATCTATGCCAAAAAAAGATGATGAGTTGGTTATACCAACAGAACTATTAGAGAAAGACCCTAATGAACTTGCACAAAATGAGAGCGAGATACAGACAGTAATATCTTATCTACAAAAAACTCGTGAGAACATTAGGTCAGCAGAAAAAGCAGGTAAAAGAATTACGAGCAAGACGGCAAAGGTAAAGACACCCGAGCCTGTAACACAAGGCAGTATACTTGATGTACTGATTAAGGATGTATGATGGATTTATTAGACTCAGTTAAGTTACCAAAGTATGTATATGAAGACGGCAAACCTAGACAGAATGTATGGGATACATCTAGTCTTTCATCTTTCCTAGCTTGTCCACGATTATATAATCTTACAAACCTAAATGGTTACAAGATGAAATCATATGGTACAGTAACAGGGTTTGGGTCAGCAGTACACGACGGTTTTGAAATACTTGATACAGGAAAGTTTAACAATGAAAGTAAAGAACAATCTGTAAAAAAAGCTATTAAGTATGTGTTAGAAAATTATGGAGAAGATTTACAAAGTGCAGAGGATAAGGCAAGAGGATTAGAAGCGGCTCTCAGGACAATAGTGTGGAGGGCAGAAGAGTACTGGGATGACACCATTGGAATAGCTAAAATGCCAGATGGTGCCCCCTGTCTCGAAACAAGATTTGAAGTACCTTTTGGTAAGCACAGATTCTCTGGTCGTATAGATAAGATAGTTTTATTTGCAGGTGAATTATATTTGTGTGATACAAAGACAACCAAAGCGGCTTTGAGTGAGCAGTACTTTAAAATGTACAGACCAAACAACCAAGTGTATGCGTACTTGTGGGCGGCTCGTGAAATATTAGGATTACCTGTTAAGGGTTTCATTATTGAAGCAGTACAAACAGGTGCAAACTTTTGTAGATTTAATCGCACAGTATTTAATGTATCAAAAAGTTCAGTTGATGAGTGGTATATGGATGCACAGTATTCATTATCTGTTGCTGATTCTTTTTGGGATGCAGGTTACTACCCTGCAAACTTTACGGCATGTGGTAACTATGGTGGCTGTAAGTTTAGAGAAGTGTGTGGCGAATCGCCAGAACATAGAACTACATTACTCAATGAAGATTTTGATAGGCAAGTGCATGAAAGCCTACATAAAAAAGGTGAACTAATTCATGCAGAAGATTTATTTAAAAAACAGGAGAAACATGACAGAACAGATAAAGATTAATGCTAAGGCACACTTTCCTTTTTCGCCTTTAGTACTAGAAGTTAAAGTACCAGATGAATACATTGATAAGCTTAATGTATATATGGACATGGCTTTAGCAGATGAAAAGTTATTAAAAGAACTTGACCATTCAAAAGATTTAGCAGGTAATTTAAAAACAGAAATAAGAATTACCAATGAATTTTTAGAACAAACAAAAACTGAATGGGGTGTAAACTTATTACAATTCTTTAGTAATATAGGTGCCGCTTATTGTCAAAACATGATTAATAAAACAGACATAACAAAATATGTTGTTACAGGTGCCTGGATGAATGAACAAGTGGCAGGTGATTTTAATCCCATACATAAACATGACGGACTATTATCTTCAGTATTGTTTACGCAAGTACCAGAATCAATTATTAAAGATGAAGAAAAAGATTATGCAGGTTATTTAGAATTTATAGATGGCAGAGATGCTGGTCACACACCTACACACATGAGAATAAAACCAACAGTTGGACACATGTATATGTTTCCTTCTTGGTTATTACATCAAGTGTATCCATTTCGTGGTAAGGGTTGCAGAAGATCAGTATCTTTTAATTCTTATTACCATACAAAAGACTACAACCCTTTGCTTCCAAGTAAGTTGGATGCTGAAGGAAATCTAGTACCAAACTCAAAATAGTTATTGACAAATTTTGTCAGTGTGCTATTATTACAATATAGGAGATAAAAATGGCAAGTATTAGAAATCATACATCAGTAGATGTAACTAAGTTACTTCTCGTCGGAGATAGTGGGTCAGGTAAAACTGCAACACTAGCAACTTTAGCAAACGCAGGTTATAATTTGCGTATACTAGATTTCGATGATGGGTTAGCTATCTTACCAGAGTTCTTAAATAAGGATGCGGTGGATAGAGTAAGCTTCGTAACTTTAAAAGACCCAATCAACAAAGCAGAAGCCTTTCGTAAAGGTGCTAACTTAATTGGTAATTGGAAAGACGGAGACGAAGACTATGGGCCTGTTAGTAAGTGGACATCAAAGGATGTTTTAGTTATTGACAGCTTAACATTAATGGGCGAAGCGGCTTTAAGGGGGGCACTTGTATTTAATAACAAGAAGCCTACTGAACAAGCTAGTCAGCCAGAGTGGGGCACAGCCGCTCGTGATGTTCAGAACATTGTACAATATATAACAGGTTCAGAAGTTCCATGTAACGTAGTTGTTACTACGCACATGCAATACATGGAAGGAGAGACAGGGGTCTCGAAAGCATACCCTACTAGTGTCGGGTCTAAACTATCTACCAAGTTGGGTAGGTACTTTAATTGCGTGTGCAGAATAGATACTAGAACAACTAGTAAGGGAACAGAGCGAACCTTACGAACAGTTTCAGACCATCGCATGGATTTAAAAGTAACGGCACCAAGTTTACTTGAGCCTAATGTTGCATTAGATTTAGCGAAGTTGTTTGAAGCTATTCAGAAAAATGCTCGCAAAAAATTGTCGGAAGACAATGTCATTAACTTAAATACAGGAGGTAAATAATGACAGATATAAATGACTTTTTATCGATGCATCCAGACGATATACCAGAAACGCAGGTGCTACCAGAAGGTAGTTACGACTTCGTGATCACTAGTTATCGTTCGGATAAAGTTGGTGAAAAACAAAACGAGATTGTACGTATCAACGTAAAGGCTCAAGCAGTTTTAGAATCTGACATCACAGATGGAGATTTGGAAAACTGTGAACCAACCAGGCTAGAGTTCTGGGCAACAAAGAATGCTCTGAAACAGGGTAATCCTGTTATCTCATTAAAATCTTTCTTGTTTAATGCTATGGGCATGGACAAGGTTGGCTTTGGTGAAGCACTAGAGCAATCTATTGGTCAAACCTTTAGTGGTGTTGTGAAACACGAGATGGTTGGCAGAAATAAGGACATACTGCAAGCTTCGGTATCTAGAATACTTAAAGCGGCGTAGTCATATGGGTGAGTATGCAGTACACAAAAGAGTTAAGTCACAACTTGTAGACAAACCACAGGTCTGTATAATCATGGACTATCCTTCGACAGATGAAGTACGTTTGAATAAAATACTTGCAGGTGATTTTATTATCAGCAGAATCTGTAAACAAGTTGGCATAGACATTAACTCATGTATGCTCACCCACGCATTTCAATTAAAACCTGCACAGGACAACTTACAAAATTTCTTTCACAAAAGAAATGAGTACAAAGCTTTATGCAAAGAATCTGAGTGGAGAACACCATATCCGATTACCACCTATGGATACCTCAAACAGGAGATGGGTCAAGACTTAGAACGTTTGTATAATGAAATCAATGAAGCAAAGCCTAACGTAATTATTGCAATGGGTAGTATTTCATTGTGGGCACTGACGGGCTTTGATAAGATTGGTGTGTATCGGGGTGCTGTTATAGAATCTACTACTGATTCTCTTGACAGGAATTACAAAATTATACCTTCTTATAGTCCGTCAGCTGTTTTTAAAAACTATGGATTTAGATATCACTTATATTCAGATTATAAAAAAGCAAAAAGAGAATCAAGAACAAAACAAATTAATTATCAAGAACGAGAACTTTGGATAGAACCAACCATAGAAGATTTATATACATTTGAGATTAAACACATAAAAGATTTGGATGACTCCAAGCCTTTAGCATTCGACATTGAAACAGCAGGTGGGCAGATAACTTGTATTGGGTTTGCCCCCTCCTTAAACCACGCACTTGTTGTGCCTTTTACATATAACTATTGGGCAGAACCAGACAGGAAGAAAGCTTGGGCTTGGGTTAAGCGATTACTGGAAGATGAGACTATAGTTAAAGTTGCACAGAACCAGACATATGACGTGTCATGGTTAAAGTATATGCAAGATATAGAAGTTAAGGGAGTTATTCATGACACTATGCACGCACAACATTCATTGCAACCAGAGCTAGAAAAAGGTCTTGGATTTCTCGGCTCCACATACACTAACGAGGGTGCATGGAAAACTTTAGCCAAGTTTTCTGACAGCACAAAAGCCGATGAATAGTGAAACGTCCAAACTTTTTCTCTGCTAAACCTATAGCACCAATATGGGATGATGCATCTGAATCTCATATAAGATTATGGCGAGCAGTTTTAGACCAACTTCTACAAGATTTATTGTATGAAGGTAATGGTAAAGAAGACAAAAAGGCACATGTTTATTCATGGCAATGGTTAGAGAAAGATGAAGAAGACTTTGAATCAGTTTGTGATTTGGCTGATTTGGATTCGAGAAGAACAAGAACTGAGATTAACAAACTAATGGAGAGGGTATATGGCAGTAACTATAAACGAAAATTTGAAGAAAGCAAAAGAGCTATTGAGTGGCGACAGAGAAAAAGAATACGGAAACAAAAAATTAAATCATGAGAACATAGCTAAACTTTGGAGTGCTTATCTTAAGAAAGACATATCTGCTCATGATGTAGCTATCTGTATGTTATTATTAAAAGTAGCACGACTGCAACAAGGAACACCCAGTGCTGATACATATATTGATATGGTAGGTTATTCAGCTATTGCAGGTGAACTATGCGAGTAATAAAAAATACAGAGATAGGTAAACACGACCTTTCAAAAGACCAAATGAACTGGGTATACTGTGCATTAGATTGTACTCTTACTCATGAGATATGGACAAAGATTAGTGAAGAACTAGATGAAGATACAAGGGGCACATACCAGTTTGAATTAAACAGTTTAAAACCTGCAATGAGTATGATGTTGCGTGGTCTCAAAGTTGATGAAGAAAAAGTACGTAACATCAAAACACCTCTCAAACAAAACAGATTAAAATTAGAAAGAATGTTACACTTGTTTGCTCGTGCAGTATGGGGCAAAGATTTAAATCATAACAGTCCTGTCCAGCTTAAAAAATTATTATATGAAGAATTAAACTTACCACCTGTTGTATCTTACAAGGCAGGTAAACAAAAGATATCAACCGATAGAGCGGCGTTGGAACAATTATCAGAAACATATCCAAGAGCTAAACCATTCTGTTATACTATACTAGCACTGCGTGACATAGATAAACAATTATCTGTGCTCGCTTCAACAAGAGATAAAGACGGACGCATACGTTGTTCATACAATGTAGCAGGCACAGAGACAGGTCGTTGGTCTTCTTCAGAAAGCCCATGGCGTACAGGAACTAATTTACAAAATGTGACTAAAGATTTACGTGCTGTATTTATACCAGACACAGGTCAGAAAATGTTTTATGCAGATTTAGAGCAAGCAGAATCTAGAGCGGTTGCATATTTATCTGGAGATGAA